TTACTCCTAGCTGCTTCCAAACTTTTTGTAACAATTGAAAACCCTCCAGCTTCAATTGCATACAACTTAATCAAATCATATGGATCTTTTACAGGATCCAAAAATACTGGGTCATTACCACACTTAAGTGTAATCTTACTCCAGAATTCATCGTTATCAGGTCTTAAAAGTTTTACCTCTTTCCAGAAGTCTTTACTTTCAGGATCAATAACATTTGCAGCTAAGTCTGCTTCTAATGAAGCAACAATCTCACGGATCTCACGGATCTTAGCTTCTCTTTCATCTGCAGGAAGCATTTTAACTTCCGGTGCAAATTCATTAAGTCCCGTAACATATCTCTTGATTCCATTAATCTCTAAGCAAGCAAGTTGCTCTTCATGGTATACACCATCCATTAGAGACATCTGATAGTTCTCAAGACCCATGTTACTAATACTTGGATCAAAGTAAGGCTTAATACTAATTTTGCCTGACTTTCCAATTTGGTATTTCTCTATAATAGTCACACTCATTTTTTTTGGTTTTAAGTTAGTGTAATCTTGATGCTTGCCAGGGTTACCATTCCTGATAAAGTAAGGTATACAACAAGCAATTAAAGAAGAGTGGGAGAGGTATTATCCTCTCCCATCTACTGTTCTTCTTAGAATGATCCTCCTGTAACAGGGTTTCTCATTACAATCTTCAATACCTTAGTAGCATCTTTAACCCAGATAGCTGGCATTGTTTGTGTCATGAATACACGGTATCCGTTGAAGTTTCCAGAAGACTGGAATCCTTGAGTACGTCCCATGTAATCCATAGTACCATTTTGGTAGAACCACTTAAGTTGGTTATCCCAGTTCAATTTCAACAAGTAAATATTGTCATTACCGTTTTCAGTAACATCAAATACTACAAAGCTGTAAGAGCTTAGTGGGTGACCATCTACTAGAGGGTTCTCAATATCATTAGTATGCAAGTTATCAAATGCAGCATTCAATACAAACTTAACGTTAGCCAAGAAAGGAATAACGTAAGACGTGTATGCAAAACCAAAGTTCAAGTCCATGTTAGTACCAGATACAGCACCAATGTCTGTAGCACGTACCAAAAGACCAGAAGCATTAGCTTCAGCTTTGATTGCCTCATTAACAAGCTTCATACCACCTAGACCAGTTTGTACAATGATCTGACGTTGTGGGTCAGGTCCTGCCAACTCTACACGTCCTTGGTAGAAGTTCATCAATTCTGCTTTGAACATATCTAGTGAGAAGCCAGACTTGTTGTATACTCTCTTGAAAGAGTTATCCAACTGCTTCCACAAACCTACAGATAGACGTACATCATCTGGTCCATCTTGACGGACGCGTCCACCATGACCCCACATCAAGTAAGTCTCAATATCTTTAGCAATCTTAGACAAGTGAGCAGCTTCCAAGTTAGTAACAAAAGTACGGCTCAATGAACCATTCTCCATGCTACGCTTAACTGCATCTTTACCCATCTTAGATACCATGTCTTCCAAGCTAGTAATAGAAGGATCCATGCTGTTATCCAAGTTTCTCCAGATCTCAGTTACAGGAACCGTTCCATCAGCACGCATACCACCTTTCATCATCATGTCAGCACGTGAAGAAATAGAGTAGTGTACGTGAGCTTCAGCACCACCTACGTAGTTGTAGAATTCACGGTAGCCAGTAGAAACATCTCCCATGTCAGAGAAACGCTCACCATACTCACCACGTGCAGAACCTTTACGGAAGATCTTAGTACCTGAAGCCAAGTACTTGCTATCCAAGAACTTCAAGCTATCATTGTTTACCAACTGTACAGTGTAGATGAATCCGTCACCAGCAGGAAGAATATCTTCTGCAGTGATGTACAATTCAGCACCATTGTACTTGTCATAAGTAATAATGTCACCATGTCCAAAAGCACGCTTATTAAGCTTGATTTTGAAAGTAGTACCATCAATACCTTTACGCTCATTACCAACTTCAATATCTTCAATAATGTAAGGAAGATCTTGAGCTACTGGAACTTGCCATTTATACTCACCACGAGCATTATCTACAGTGATGGTATTTTTACCACCAAAGGATGCCATCTGGTATAGTGGCATTTCAACCTTTTGAGCCATAGCCCAAAGGTCTACAGGACCCATATCAGTTGGTTCTGCACTACCTAGCATATTTGCCAAGTGGTAAGAATCAACATGAGATGACGCCTTGTAAGAAGTATCTCTCAAAAAGATACCATTGTTCAAAACAGGAGTTGCCATGTTTATCTAAATTTAGGATTAGTAATTATTGTTTAAAACCTTTTAAATATGTTATTTGGTCTAGGTAGTCCCCTAGATTTCTTAACTTCTTTTTCTTCTAATACAGTTGATGACTGACGTTTACTTTGTTCTGTCTTCAACTGACGTACAGTCTTCTCTACAGTTTCTGCCTTAGCTCCTTCTTTAATCTTACTATGGTAGCTATCTCTATCAGATAGTAACCAAAGAGCTTCAGCAATCAACTCATGATTAGGCTCTACATACTGATACTTTTCTAGCAAGTGACCTAGCATATTTGTTTGTCTACCAGATACTGATTGATAATTAGGTTCTACCAATCCCTGGTACAAAGTTGCTTGAGTCTTTTTGTCAAGCTTGATACCACCAAGCTCTCCTGCTTTCAAAGTCTCATATACATTCTCCATATAAGCATTAGCAGCTTCAGCTTGTTGTTGCTTACGCTGCTCTTGTTCTGCCACCTGTTGTTGTACAACCTGCTCTTGCATTCTGTCCAACTTTGGTTTAAACTTATTAGCAAGTTGTTCTAACCTGCCAATATCCTTATATGAATCAATCTCTTCTTGAATTTCTTCAGCATCACCAAATCCTGTTGCAGACAAATATTGTCTTACAATCATTTCTTGACCTTGCTCTGATGAAGGATCTAGTTCTCTAGAAGCCTCTACTTGTGATAGAGCTCTAAATAAACTCTTAAGATCTCTACCACCATCTGCTACATATTTAGCAGCATACTGAAGCTCTTCAGGAAGAGATTGGAAAAACTCTTGAGGCGTTTGCTCTCTAATCTTTCTTTCTCTTTCTTCAATGTTGGCTTGGATTAACTCCTGGAAATCTTTAGCAGTGTACTCTTCAATAGGCTTATCATCATCAAATGGGATTAGCATCTCATCTGTAATAAGCTTACCAAAGACATCTGCTACACCGTCAATTTTCTTACGGCCTCTTTTCTTAGGAGCATCATCACCATCTTCATCATCATCTTCTGTTGCTCCTTCTACTTCTGTAACCAAGTCTTCAAAAGACGTTTTATCAGCGTCCTCTGATCCTTCTTCAGTACTGTCTGTAGAATCAGCAGTTGGTGTATCAGCTTCTTCATCATCAAGAAAAGACAAATCTGTCTTCTTATTTGAAAGAACGTTTGCAGTTTTACCTGCTTCTTCATTTGCAGGAAGAGTCACTGACTCAGCTCCTGGCATTCCAAAGATCTCATCTAGATTAACATCTACCTGAGATACATTGGTAGATTCCTCTACCTTGTTAGTTTTTTCTTCACTCATTTTAAGTTGGTTTTTCTCTCACTATTAATATACAAATCTCTGAGGAATAAACCTCAGAGATTTGCTTTTACATTATCTTTTACATGTGTTTTTTGGAAGTATATAGCTAAGTACTATTTCTCTTTCTTATTAGATTTCTTTGCTTGGGGAACATCATACTTGTTTTTGTTCTCTCTAGCAATCTCTAACTGAGTATTAGCAATGCGTTCTTTGCTTTGGATCTCTTCACGTTTAAGAGCCATGGTTTGCTGCTGATTAACCTGCTTATTACTTTCCTGCTCACGCTTTAAGGACATTTGAGATCTATACTTTTCAGTCTCTCTAATGTCTTTAAGTGAGTCTTGGAAGTCAGAAACTTTATTCTCGTTAATGTCTTGCATAGCCCCATATCCTGAAGCTTTGATCTCAGCTTGAATAATTCTATTCTGACGGTCTTTATCATTTTCTTCAGCTTCAAATCTTCTAGCCATTTCTTTTTCTTGAGCTTCCATTTGAAGTCTTTGTTGCTCCATTTGCATAGCTTGTTGCTGCTGAGCTTGACGTTCACGTACTTGTTTCTGTTCAGCATCTTTCATAATACTAGTAACTTCACCAATACTATCAGACTTGATAATATTACCAAGATCATAAATACTAGCACCAGTAGTATTATTAGTAAGAGCCATCTGCTTAAGCTGCTCAAGAATTCTTCTGTGATTTGCTTTAGTAGTACAGAAGATGTTAAAGTCTCTTAGTAGAAGTGTTGTACCATTGATGCTAAAGTTTACTTTTTCTCCTTCACTAGTAATATATTGCAACCTTACAGAAGGGTTGTTACTGTGATAGTACTGAGCTAGATCTGTACGCATTTGATGTACTCTTGGCATCAAATGATCTGAGTGCTGAATAAAGTATGTTTCAGTTTGCGCATAAGACATCTCTAGTGAAGCCTGTACACCTGTAGCAGTTTGTTGTTCCATAGCCCCACCTAAACGCTGAGCATTAACACCAATAGCTTCAAATGCCTGGTTCTTAAAGTAGTTAGCCAATTGTGTTCTAGACATCAAACGTTGAGTCTGCTCTAGGTTTAGGACCTGATAGTGCTGGAAGTTAAGAGCATTCTCTGTATTAGTGATAGATGTGTCAAGAGGAAGCATTTGGAAATCCTTCATTGCTACATATGCTTTAGCCAAGTTATTTTTACCCCAGTCTTCTCCTAGTGAGTGACGTGGAATAGCATTCTGGTCTAGCATAATTACAGTACCTAATTCATCTACAAGGATATCCGCAATCTGGTTGTTTACAATATTGTATCCAATCTGGTAAGGCTTCATCATATCTACTAAAGATACTGACTTTGTATTTCTATCAGAAAATACTGCCCCTTCTACAGGAAGCTTACATCCGTATAGAGTGCTATCACCTTTAAACTGGAATTTAAGTCTACCCGGTTCTGGCTTGTCAATACCTAAGTACATAGGACTAACACCATCCGGACTAGTCATTCCCCAGTATGTTGGATGATTAGGTCCAATTTTAATACCACCCCATACTTCATTGATCCAAACCCAATCAATGTGATCACCAAAGATTACATTTTCTTTAGTCTTTTGTTTTGAAAAGTTTGTGTTGTATAAAGGTTTATCTAATACAGTATAATTATCTGTAACAATATCTTGAATTACTGTACCATCTTCTAAGACCTTAGTAAGGTGTCCAACACGTCTTTGAGTCTTCCAGTAAACTGTAGATACTCTAAGCATAAATGTTTTACCAAAGTCAAAAAGGTCTTCTGACTCTCCTAAGATCCAGTCTACAATATCCCCACCAGCACTAAAGCCTAAATCATAATTAGATACAAACTGACGATAGCCTAAAGATCCATTCTCAATACTATTCCACTCATGTGATCTAGTACCATCATAGAAAGACCCATCATTAGGTGTACCAGGAATTGCATAACCAGCTGCTCTAGCAGGATAAACATTTTCAAGTTCTTTAATCTGATCTTCTGTCATTAAGTAACCATACTTATCAATGACATCAGCAACACTCATCATATCTGATTTACCTACCCAGTTAGCCTGAGAAATGTAACGTACATCAGGTGACTTATGATAGAATGTAAGAACAGGATTCCATAATTCAATATCATAATCATCTTCACCCATACGGAAATGCCAGAACTCTCTATCAGTAATAAGCATGTCACGGAAAGCTCTTTCCTCTAGCTCATACATCTTAAAGCGTTCCTCATCTACTTTCATCTGATGATCTGCCCACTCTTCTACAAGTGATCTATAATCCTTACGGAAGAAGTCTTCAATTTGCGGAAGACTCATCAAAGATTCTTTAGACAACATCTGCTGAATTTCAGGATTCTGCATATCTGCACCCTGAGAAGCAAGCCTAGTAATTATATCAGATGCGGCATTTGACAAGATTGTTTCTTCAATCATTGTTCTTTTCTGTTCTAACATCTCATTGTAAGACGTGTCATCTACAGCACGGAAGGTAACCTTTGCATACTTAGATGCAAACTCTCCCATAAGAACATTGATTACATTAGGAATGATGGGGTAAAATTTAATCTCAAGTGCAGATACATCTTCTTGAGTAAGCTGATCTACTAGATCTGCATATAGGTTGTCTTCTTCTACAATATAGTCAGTCTTGTCAATAATACCTTTGGCAAGCTTGTAATTCTTTAGCAAGCGTCTAGCATTTCTTTTAAGTTGCTTCTGACCTTGTACCTCAATCCAATCTATATTCCAGGCAGTCCACTCTTGATCCTTCTTCTTTTCAGGAAGAAACTGAGTTGGTTGTTCCAAGGTTCCCATCTTATTCTTTTCAACCTTGGCACCAGCCTTAGCCTGCATTGCATTTATAACTCTAGGCATGTTACTTTAAATTTTTAAAAGCTGAACGCTTTCCTTTATCTCCCATAATACCTCTGTTGGACCCTCCAATATGTCTAAAGGGACTCATATTTAATTTAGTCATTTTCTGCGTATTATCCAATTTTACAGATGACTCATTATCAATTCGTTTCTGATATCCTCTATTAGCTTGTTGCACTTTAGCAAAACTTATCAAAGCAGCAAAGGATACTAGTCTATCCACGTTAACGCCAGGTTGATAAGCTTGCATTTCTTTCATAAGCATGATATCAGGAATGCGTTCAATACCAAATATACGTTTAGTAATAGTACCGTCAGCATCAGTCTCCACGTCTATCTCCTCCTTGAGAAACTCAATAGCATAGTTTATCAAGTGGTTTTTAAACATAGTACCTGTATTCTTCCACCCATACTCTGCATAGACACTTCTATTACTCCCTATATCTTTCAGGAATAGAACTTGATCCTTGGGAACCAGCCACTTCTGTTTACGTTTTGCAATCATATACTGAATGAATAGTGAGACGTTATTTTCTACAAGAGTCCAAGCCCTATAGTATTCTATAATCTTTTCTAACTGCTCATGTGTTTTATTAATATCATCATATCTACCACACCAGGCGGCTACAATCTTATCCCCCTCTACAAAGCTCTGAGGGCCCTCGTCAGTAATCTTTGTCACCTCAATAGGGTTCTTGTATACATAGATACTACAAAGTGACTCAGAGGTGGTTGTTTTACCCTCCCCTACAGGATCCACACTTGCATAGTACATACCAAACTCAGGATTGTCTACAGGACGCTCATAAACACACAGCACTCCAGTCTTGTCTTCTTGACGTTTATCTACAGGAAAAGTATTGATGGGTTGCTTTCTACTACGGCTAGCTTTAACACCGGTACCAGCTTCATCCCAATCTAACTCTAAATATTCTACAGGATAGTCTTTATCCTCAATTCTTTTAGTTTGAGAAGAGATAAGGTTTTGAGGGAAGAGTGACTCTTTACGATAAGCAAATGCCTCAGCAATGTTTGTTGGTTTTTGAGAAATTCTCAATTGGTATTGCTCAGGACTAAGATCTCTTTTCCATATAGCTCTTTCTTCTTGAATAGCGGCTAGTGCCTCTTCTACCATTGAGTTACCCCAATCATCTATAAGAGGCGGCATAGACCACTGCTCAGGAATAAAGAGTCCCACTTCTCCTCTACTCCCTTTATCATCTAGCAGGTTGGTTTCTACTGCATAGATATCGTTGGCTTTAGGGTTTAGAATCATTTCCTTTAACGGTTCACATTGTTCCAAATCCCCTACAGATCCTGCTGCAATAAACATACCTGTAGTAATCTGACCTGACGCCATGGCAGGTCTTAAGTATTCATAAGTCTGATCCATCTTAGGAGCAATACCTGCTTCCTCATGAAAGAAATAAGTTACAGGACCCCCTACCCCTTTGGTAGCATTCTTTTCAAAAGACATCCCCTGTATCTTAGACATAAGCCCTTTATTCTGCTTACGCCCATTGATAGTAACCTCAATCTTCTGCTCCCATAAAAGAGTCTTATCAGGATTTGCAGGTCTGTACCAGGCGGTGTGTTCATTAAGAAAGTTCTTGTACTCGTCCAGGAATTTCCATGTACCCTCATCATTAACATAAGATTTAAGTGATGCCCCCATTTTTAATACAGCACCCTCTTCAAACCAATAGGTATTTAGAAGCTTGGCGGCATGAAAATATGATGATGCAATCTGACGTTTTTTCAGAATGGCTACATGTTTGTATTCAGCTTCTGCTAGCCATTCATACAGTGCCATATGATACTGAGCATCCCTAACCTTAGCAAAGCCGTATTTTTTTTCTTCCTTGTCATAGATAGGAAGAAAGTTTAACCACATGTAGTAGTCACGAGTAAGATACCAAGTATCTTTTTCTCCCTGGATAATTACTCCATTGCGGCACTTTTGTTTTTGATCATCCCAGTATTCTACAAATTCTTTTGACATGTAAGGAGCTGTGCAATAAACCCCGTACCTGTTGAATTTAGTGGCTTCAGCAATGAAGACTTCAGTCTCCTCAGTGAAGTTATACTCACCAGGTTCTTTAAAAAGTTCTTGGATAAACTTGACAAGTTCATTTTTATCTCCGAACTTTACCTCTGTCCAAGCTTGCTCCTTACAGTTATAAGATGAGATACTGATATCACTCATTACATTTGATCATAAGATAAGTTTTGACCTCCTCTAACAGAAGACTTCTGCTCTTCCTGTAGATCTGAATAAGCTCCTTTAAATGAATTTCTTATCTGTTCAAATTTAGCAGCTGCATTAACTATCTGATTAATGTTACCATCTCTACCGTGTTCTATTGGTGTTCTCATCATGTAGTCTGCCAAACGGTCCAACATACTAGCAATACCTTTATAAGCTCTATAAGTAGGAGTCTCATATAATAGAGTACAATTCTTTAAAGCTTCTTGGATCATCTCTTCATCTGTATCAAAGTCAGAAAACTCTTTACCAGTACGTAACTCCCTGAGTATCAGATCTTCCTTGTCTCTATCGGAAATGTTAAAGAATGGATTCATATCTGGATCAGGGCAAGTCATGTAAAACAAGTAGGCATAAATGTCCAAATGTTCTTCAGGATACTCCTCTCTAATCACCTTTAGGAAGTTCAATGTATAACTGTGCTCACTAGGAATCACAGTACCATTCTGTATATCAAATAATTTTACCAGCATTACTTATTTTGTTTGTGCCACTTGAGCATGTTAACTACCTCTTCTTTTAAATAAGGTAGCTCATAATATTTGATGTCCTCAATAACATAGTCTCCTTGGGCGTTTCTGCTATTGATTGGGTATCCATTCTCATCTTCACCATCCTTTTCAAACTTTACGTGTTGTATTACCAGGTTTCCAGGCTTTAGTCTACGGTTGTGTTTTAGGATAATGTACATGTAAAGTGATAACTGTAAATTATAATGGTTTAAATTACAGTCATCCAGGTGATCTACAGGGGCTAACATCTTTTGAGATACACCTTCCCAGTTTACATAGGACTTTTCTTTAATCTCCTTATTGGTTTTATAGTCGGTGATATGCACATAACCGTCAACAACCTCTACAAGATCTGACTGACCAGATATACCTGCAGACTTAAGGTAGACTAAATGCTCTGGATACAACCCGTCTGAGAGCTTTTGAGGGGGTGCTAGCTTCTTTTCTCCCTCTGTGATAGGTCTAACTATAGGGACTTCCTTTCCGTAACGCTCAATGGTGTTAAATTCAAGTAGGTCCGCTTCTCTTTGATCATGATACCAGTTACCAAGATCCATTGCTCTAGAAGCTTCACCGTCCCAAATAGCTTTAATCTGATCAGGAGTCTTACCATACCACTTGGATTTCTTACTCTTAGATACTTTTTCAGCTATCCCATCCCTATCAAAGGGCTTTTTAAACTTAGATATAAAAGATGTAGTACTGGTCCAGAGAATATCTTCTCCATCAATACTTACATACTTGTGGTTATTTGCTGTAAATGCTACAGACATAGTTTACCATTTTCCTTCTGGACAAGAACTTTCAACGCTTCTTGTCTTCAACTTTAAAGAACATCCACAACTCCCGCAGCAAGGTTGCGTACCAGGAGCAAAACATTTAGATCCCTTTAAATCTAATAATGGACACTCATTACAGATATCCATTCTAGTTGCAGCTAACGCCTCAATCTCTGAATCATTAGCTACGTAGTTCTTTACTGCATCAAGAATAAGAAACCGGTTACCCCAAGCTTCTTTAATCTTCTGTACGCGGTCCTGTACGGAATTCAGTACGTTTCTTATCCAGCTCATTAAACTTATTTTTTACTTTATATAGTTTCTCTAAATCCTCCTTGTTCTTTCTGTATGAATCATACTTAGTAAACTCATGAGGGTTTAGCTTCTTTATCAGTTCTTCTTTCTCTGTAATCATCTTATCCATCCTGTGCTTACGAATCTTAAAGGTTCCAAGTTTAGGAATAAACATTGTAGTATCCTCTAGACTAGACATGGATTTTCTAACACGACTATAGAAAAAGTTTACCGCATCTGACATGAGATCTTCATCCCAGTCATTATGCTTCTGTATCTTCTTCAGTATTTCTCTGTACTTCTTTGGCTTCAACAGAAACAAATTTAAAATCAAGTAAAACAGTACCGTTTACTTGAACGTTTAATACATCATTCAGCTTAATAGTCTTACGGTTCTTGCCGTTTTTTACCAAAAGATTCTTCTTCTCTGCTTTCGTAATGGCATTACGTGCAGATTGCGGAGACTTAAATATATTTTTCTCCGCAACCTTAGAACAAAAAGAAGTAAGCTCATCTTCACCCAGAAGACCGAGCTCAGTAAGACAGTTAAGATCAGACTCACTTACCTGCACGCCGTTCAAAAAACAGTATGTAAGGATCTGATACTTGACAACTTCACGCTTATCAAGCTTAACTCTCTTATCTACTTTATTCACCAGCATCGTCCTCACCTTCTTGGGGGTTAGTCATTTGTAAAACAAAGGCATCTGCTTGCAATCTTTCTGCTCTAGCCTTAGATATATCTCTTAAAAGCTCCTCATATTCCAGCTGAGTCTTCAACCATCCTACTTCTTTACTGTAAAAGTCATGTAACTTCTCTTTGCGCTCCTGGTATTCCTGTGGAGACAAGTCTTTCTTATCCTCAGACATTGTTGTTAGTTTTAAAGTTTACATTACTAATATACGAAATAAGTTTAAATATTTAAAATTTATCATTATCTTAGTAACATGAGTGGAACTATATATGTACAAGATCAGAGTGGTGTATATCCAGAGTGGCACATGAATACCACAGCCCCAGTCAACCTAATTCTTAACTACTATTACGTCAGTGAAGTACTTACTTACGATTTTTCTGATCATCCTATGGCTGGGTAGCACTGCACAAGAGTGTAACCCATACCATCCAGTAAAAGATTTCTTACTATCTGATAAGAAGTCTGGGGCTATTGGATATGTTTCTTGTTTTCATGCAAGAGGTGTAGTTGCAGAAGTAGGATATGATAATGTATTTGTAGGTATACTAGCAATGGGTGAAGGTCACCACGGAGCTGCCTACAGTTTCTTACAATATGAATACGTTATTCGCGAATTAAGAATTTATGGTGGCCCAGTATACAAGCTAAACCATAACCCAACCCTTCTTATTGGTAGAGCAGGAGCTGACTATCAGATAATCAAGTACTTATACGGAAC